GTCTGGAACAACCAGAAATCTGTTCGAACGAACACCAAAGAAGTTTTTTCTAAATTTATCAACATCGTTTGTGTAATTTGGCATTATTGTTACCTCTCCTATTTATCTTTTTTTTCTGAGTATACTTTTTATAATTTATTTACTGTTGGAAAAGCGCCATAATATGGTTTTATGGTGCTACTTCTTCATCCATTAATACTTGATTGTAAATCTACATTTGTTAGAGTAATCGTGATAAAGTTAATCGAAGTAAGAGGTTTAATTAACACTTCAGCAAAGAATTGATTTGCTTCTACAACTTCAATTGGATTATTTGATTCATCGCAAATAATTCTATATTCAGAAAGACCATTTTGATTTAACACTTCCTTAAGAATTCTAGAGCATGTAGAAACAAATGCTGCTCTAGTTGCTGCGTTATTTTGCTCGAATAGAGTTTGTCTTGCAACTGTACCAAGAGTCTTCTTAAGATTGATGAACAAACGACCGACATTAATTCTGGAAAGAGTTGATGTATCTGCTTTGGTTGTCTTATCACCAAAGAGGAATGTTCCTTCTCCTGGGAATGTAACTACTGGATTAATGCCCTTATCGTAAAGTGCGTCTTGTTCTCCTGCCTTTAGATTTCTAGCAAGTTTGGTAACATTGAGGATTCTACCTCTCTTGGTTCCTGCTGGTGAGTACCAGGGGAAGTATTCTCTATCAGTTCTACCAATACATCCTGCAACATCTGGTGTAAGAATTGTGTTGATAAGATTCTCATCCGAGTTATTTGCACCAAGATGGGTTTTCTCACCGAATACTACAGCATAGTGGAAATCATCAAATGTTTGTCCAGGTAGGTTGGTGAACGATGATGATGAGCTTATTGTGGAACTTCCAAAGGCATTTGATGGAATGCTTATAACACCGAATACTGGAAGATCTTGTGCTTTCTTTGCCTCAACAACACTAATTACATTTCCAAGACCAGCATCTGAAGAAATTCCTTGGAAAATTACATCAAACAATGTAAAGTCTGCAAGTGCTTCGAATCCAGAAGCTCCTTCGGTTCCATCAGTAGCTGCAGTGCCTCCGAAACCAACATAAAGAGGTGCACCGTATTGAAGGAAGTTATTCATTGCCCAGAATTCTTCCTTGAATGCAGTTCTGCCACCGCGATATCCTCCACCACCAGCACCACCAGCTGGACCTACTTGAGCACCATCGAATGCACTTCCGTTATAAGTTCCATTGATGTAACTAGCAGCACAGGAACCAACACTGTATAGAGTGATTCCTGCCATATATGTAGCACCGCCAGAAAATCTGGTGACCATACTGGTCAAACGAGCATATAGATCATTGATGTTTGGAATAAACATCACGCCGTCTGCTGTTTCTCCTGCTCTTGCTAATGCTTTTGAGAATGAATCAGTCGAAAGCATTGATCCGATCATTTTTAGATTTGGTGGTTCTGCCGATGGTCCAACTAGTGATTTGTCATTGAGTTTAAATGTAACATTTGGTCTTGCCATTATTTCTCTCCTTTAGATGTTTAACCTTAAGATATATAGTAATTTAATATTTTTCAGTTCATACTTTAAAGGATATGTCGATCATCGTATAGTTTACTTAATTTATTTATCTTAAACCAGTTTTTCATGTCTTTTTTATCTGTTATCAACCAACGATCTTCACTATTCCCTGTCCATTGATCTTCTTCTTTTTCGATTGGTTGCTCCTCAAGACCATCATCATAATAACCAAATGGAAGCATATCATCTTCTATTTTTTCTATTTGTCGTTGATACATTGCTAGACGAACATCCATATCTGTTAAATTTTTAAAAAAGTCTTGTCGCGTACACCAAGAAAAAATAGAAAGACAAGTAACTAAATCGTCATTGTGTCCGTCGTCTGCTTCATAACTATTTTTCTTTGCGACAAAGGTAGTCAATTCGTTGATGATGTCGAAATCTTCAACTATTAATTTGTCCTCTTCAATTAAATTTTTCATGACAGCACAACCCACCTTCTTAGTAGAAACTGATGTTTTTAATCCAAGATGGTTTTGTTTTGCTCCACCAAATCCCTCTGTTATCGTTTGACCCTTTCTTCCCATAAAACTAGTCTTGACTAGATTTTCATACTCTAGATCCGTATGTAATATATCAGCGACCTGTGAACCAATATCATTTATTTCAATCATCACATAAGCATTGTTATACTTTTTTCCAACAGTCTTAATTATGGACGGATACAGTAAAGGAGAAACTGTATTGTTTCTATACTGAGCAACGACCTTGTATGGAAACTGGGTTACATCGATAACAACAAATGCACTATAATCCTTACCCTGACCTCTTGCTGTATCTACTGTAATAAAATAAATGTGGTCTGTGGTTTTCTTTTCTTCATCTTCACGAATAGGTTCTTCATGAATAGTCAGACCTTCCTTGGTTTTCATCAATGGTTTATTGAAGACCATAGTATGTAACTTTTGAGATGATATTAATGTATTAGATGATCCGACGAAATCACATTCAAACTCACTCTGAAATTGTTTCTCAGAGGTTTTGCTTATCATTTCTTCTTTCCACTTCTCATCTCTGAGTGGTCCACCTGGATATTTTGGTACTTGTCTCCAGTGAACTTCTACTGGAACATAACCATTTTGTTTGTTAATAGCACCCTTCCAGTAATAATAAAACATATTCAATCCGTTGGGAGTTGAAATAATAAACATTTTAGTAGATTGACCAGAAGTAATTGTTGGATATACGGACGAGAAAAACTCTTCTGCAATTTGAATTGGAATGTGAGCAAACTCGTCAAGAAGAATGCAATTAAATGATCCACCACGAATTGCTGATGAAGATGTTGCTGCTGCCAATATTCTAGAACCGTTTTCTAAGACAACCGAACCTTTATTCCATTCAACAACACCTTGCTGCAACCACTTCGGCAAATATTCAAATGCCATTTTAATTCTACTTAGAATTTCAATTGCAGTTGCTTGTTTATTTGCAAGAATCGCAATGTTTACATTTTGATTAAAAAGTAAATAATGAAGCAAATAACTACCTACAGTAGTAGTCTTGCCTGTTTGTCTTGGTAACTTACCGATAACAAATCGATTATTATGAAGAGTCTTGATAAGATCTTGTTGATAATCGTACATGTTGAAAGAAACAAGACCCTCATCAACTGAAACAATCTTGACATAATTTTGGATGAAATATATTGGATCGCTTGAACACTTTATGTATTCCTGTACTTGTTCTGGACTAAATTGCTGCTGAACACCAACTGGTTTTAGATTAGGATTTCCTAGATATCCATCTTTATGTTTCGTCATGATTTAACTCTTCACTGTTTAATGTTTTCAGTTGACTTCTGGATTGATTTATTAAATTTTGTAAATCTTTGGTTGATCCAACAAAAATAGAATTGTTTGTTGTGTTTTTAACCTGTTTGTTTGTGAATGGTTCTGCTTTGTTTGCTTTCTCATGGAGTTCCACCAATCCAGAATTCATTTCCGTCATTGTTTTTAATAAAATAGAAACAACTTCATATGCTCTGGGTGAATCACTTGCTTCTGCCACTTTCATCATTCCGTCGATTGCATCAAATCCAGTAGCAATCAATTCTTTCATATTTTTTCTTGCTTCACTAAAATCTTGATTTACCAAATCTCGTTTTTGTCTTTTAATTGATTTTACTTCTGGTGGAACCACTATGTTTTTTTCAATAATTTCTTGTTTTGGTTCACTCACTATGTCAAGAAATTCTGATAATTTATCTTCATTCATACTATACCTCTTCTATATTAAAATAAATTTGTGAATTCACATCTCCAACATAATCGATATGTGTTCTTTCTGGTTCTCCTGTTATTCCCATTGTAATATCAGAATTCTTAATGACACCAGTAGTGGGATCACAGAATTTATTGTATACAAATCCTTTCATTGTAAAATCAAACATGCTGGTCACGGATCTTCTTGTCTCGAATGTTCCTTCATATTCTTCATTCATTGCTACACTGTTTAATATAATTGGAATGTCCACAGAAGGATATATT